ATATTGATACAAAACGGGAATCTAGGAAAGATCGAGGGTATTGATATGGAAGAACATGAATTTCATTTACGAGTTATTAAGTTGATGGATAAGATCGCAGCTGCTAAAATGAATATGAATCAATATGAGAAAGCTTTGGCCGATAAACGTTATTATAAACTACAGGAGATGGAAATAGAATATCAGAAAATCAAATTAGCGTGTGGTATACGTAAGGCACCTTTTGCAGTACAAATATATGGTGGTAGTGGTGTTGGTAAGTCTAGCGTAAATGATATTATCACGGATTGTCTTCTTTTGAGCCAGGGGTTATCTATGGCTAAAGAGTCGAGGTGTAACTTGGATTGTTCCAAGAAACACTGGGATGAATGGAAATCTAATATTGTAGCCGTTTGCTTAGATGATTTTGCAAACGCAAAACCCACTGTAGTCGAGGGTAATCCAACAGATATTATCTTGAGATTGTGTAACAATATGAGTTTCACGGCACCTAAGGCAGATTTACATGAGAAGAATTCTTGTTTTGTGGAACCATTATTGGTGACGGCAACAACCAATGTTTTGAATTTAGATTCGGCATCGTATTCCAATGAACCAGAATCCATACAACGAAGGTTCCATTATATTCTGGATGTAAAGGTGAAAGATCAATTCAAACATCTAGCAACCAATCGCCTTTGTCCGCACAAGGTTGCCAGATTTTATACTGATGAAAGTACGGGTTTAGTCGATATACCTATAATACCGGATTTGTGGAATATCGATGTTAAACATATCAACACACCAGGTAAAGACAAAGCAACTTGTGTTCCTAATATAGTAATGGTTGGAGACAAGAAAATGGAAAAGTTGTCACTGGCAGATGTGACCAGATTTTTAGTAACAGAATTTGGTAAACATGATAAACAACAAGAAGAATTTTTAGTGAGGTCTAACAAACAGAAAACAATGGAGTTATGTCCACATAAGGACTGTAATTTACCCACATGTTTGTGTACAAATGAGAGTCACAAGTGTCATCAATCACAAAATTTCTTCATGCCAAGATCAGTAACGGAAGTTGGTATGCAAGTTAATGAAGTGTTGCGGCAAATGAACGAATATGGTGATTACACCAATGTACAGCAGTTATTGTCTCCGCTACGTTCTGGCTTAATATCTCATCACTCACCATTTACAAGAGCACTCACGAAAGTGGCTATGTTCTTTGGTGGGCACTATATATCATATAAATATCGTAATATATTTCATATATGTAAGTGTAGTTTATTATTATTGGGCAGTATTGCAGCTATTAAGTGCAATATTAGTTCACTAATTTTCATTCCTATGTTTGCGGTGTTATTGCAATTTGGTGAAATGTGTCTTAAGGATATAATGTATGAGAGGATTGCTAATCATATAGATGAGAAACAACAAGTTTTTGCGGCTATAGCCAGCAATATAAGAGAGAGACATAGAGTGACTATAACTAAATCGGTAATTGCATTAGGAGGTTTATATGCATTTATCAAGATACACAAGATGTCTAGAACTTATAAAAGGCAGAGTTTTATGGAGAAGACGCCAGAAAATAAAGTGTACCATGAACAAACTTTATGGCAAGACATAAATCCTTTTAGATTCAGTTCTAAGACAAGGGAAGAGAGTGGTGATCTCATTTCAGAAACCATTCATAATAATAGGGATAAACAAAGTAATCCTTGGGTTAAGGTTAATAGGATACCTGTACCAGCTAGTGTGAGGAGCATGACTACAACACCTGTAAATTTTGTCAATGTATTACAAAAAACGTTACACTACGCCGAGATGCGTGTACCACACGGTACATATAAGGCAAATATTCTTTTTATTAATTCAAATATTTGTTTAATACCACAACATTATTTCACCAAAGATAAATCTTTTAGCGTCACGTGTGTTGGTAAAGAACATACGTTTGAAACCTATATCAATGTATATCAATCTGTAAGAATAGGTCAAAAGGATATGCGTCTTTGTTTTTCACCAAATGGTGGATCATTTCCAAATCTTATAGATTATTTTCCTAAGAAGTCATGTGACAATCATCCAATACATCAATATTGGCGTAAAGATGATAAGACGCTAACTGTTGATAAGGCTATGGCTTTTTCAGGAGTGGTGCGAAATGCATTATGTGACTTTCAAGGTCACTACTACACCTTGCAGAATAATACCTTTAATGGACTGTGTGGAGCGATTAATGTGTCGCAGACTACAGCAACAGCCATTACAGGTGTGCATGTGGGCGGTATGTCTAACACACCAAGAGGTATTAGTGTAGAAATAACGCAACCAGAGTTAATCAAAGCTATTCAAGAATTAAATGAAATAGATGGGGTTAATGTAGGTGGTAGTGAAGGTGTTTTTCCTGTTGAGGTTCTAAATACAAAAATTCTTACCAATCAGAAAATGTCTATTAAGAGTCCATTGAAGTTCTTGGATTGCAAACCACAATTCAAATATTATGGGTCATGTATAGGTGGTAGTACTAGTAAGTCTACAGTCAGACCAAGTTTTATATCAGATAATGTTTATAAAATTTGTGGTGTACCTAATACATGGAGCGGACCAAAGATGAATCCGGAATGGTTTGGGTGGCGTAAGTGTCTTTCTGTATTGTCCCAACCAGCCAGACCTTTTCCAGCTACTTTGTTGTTGCGAGCAATACAAGACTACAAAGAACCTATAGTTCACTTGATTAGGAATAGTGAATGGAAAAGTATCAAACCATTATCCCAGGTACAGACAATTAATGGTATACCAGGGATGAAATTTATAGATAAAATGAATATGGATACATCTATAGGCTTTCCTTTAACTGGAGCTAAAACCAACTATATAGTTGATTTGGAACCCGATGAAGTTTACCAGGAGAAGCAGACTTTCGTGCCTGAAATCATGGAAGAAATTGAACGTGTCCTGGATACATATAAGAGGGGTGAAAGAGCTTATTGTACAATGAAAGGTTGTAAGAAAGATGAAGTTCTACCTAGTGATAAGGAAAAATGTAGGATATTCTATGGAGCCCCCATATCACTAACTTATCTTATCCGTAAGTATTTTTTACCCATAGTTCGTATTATGCAGATGAACCCATTGTTGAGTGAATGTGCTGTGGGTATCAATGCACATTCTGATGAGTGGGACAAATTGTTTAAATTTATTAGAACTCATGGTGATAAAAATATTTTTGCTGGTGATTATTCCAAATATGACCAACGTATGCCAACACAGTTGATTATCGCTGCATTACGCATACTTATTGACTTCGCTAAAGAATGCGATTATACGAATGAAGATATCACCATCATGAGGGCTATGGTGAGTGACATAAGTTCACCCTTTATTGCGTTTAATGGAGATCTTTTACAACTCATTGAAGGTGGTCACATTAGTGGTAATTCTCTAACTGTGATCATCAATGGTATAGCGGGAAGTTTGAATTTACGTTGTGGATATTTTCATTTTTACCCTCGAGAACTAGATTCATTTCGACATCATGTCTCCATTATGACGTATGGCGATGACAATGCCGGTAGTGTATCCAAATCTAGGAAAAGATTTAATATTAGAGATTTTTCTGCATTCCTCAGTGAATATGGACAAACGTATACAATGCCTGACAAGGAGTCGAAGTTGGTTCCATATATGTCCATATCAGATACAGAATTTCTTAAAAGGAAAAGCGTTTATCATGCTGCTTTGGGGTATGAGATAGGTGCCTTGAGTGAGACATCCATTATGAAGATGTTACATAATCATGTTTGGTCGCAAGAAAGATCCAGACAGCAAACTATGGAAAGTGCATCAGCGCAAAACATAGGTACGGCTCTTAGTGAGTGGTTCAATCATGGACCGGAAATCTATGAGCAACGTAGGTTACAAATGTCAGAAATTGCTGAAATTTCTGGCATAGATTACATGTGTAAAGATGAACTCAAATTAACTTACGATGAACGCGCTATGATGAGGCGCAATAAGTAATCATCGTCCCAGTTATACTTCTGGGAGCTAAGGCATAGCAAAAAGTGTGAAATGTAAATATTTATGTATATAAATCGGATACCAGAGTTGTGAAATTTTACAAGACATCACAACCTTAGGCGTGCATTTTAATACACACAGTACTCTTACTGTACCCCTATTTAGGGGAGATTTCGTGTAGTCAATTCTTGTATATCTTAGTCATGAATGAGTGTCAATGACGACGGATATAAAATGTATATATCACTTACTGAACATAATACAAATATAACTTATACGCCTTTAACAGGCAACACAACACAACCAGCCGCAGTGTTTTCAGATGGAGATACACCGTGGCACGTAGATTATAGTGGTGCTGATGATAGCACCATGGACCAAGGTCAATGGAACAATGTGGGTTTGGGTAAATTTCTTGAGAGACCCGTAAGAATACAGACATTACAATGGAGTGTAGGTTCTCACATTAATGCTTCTATTAAACCTTGGGAATTGTTTCTGGATCACCCGAGTGTACGCAAGAAATTAGCTAATTATCACTTATTGAGAGGTAAATTACATATGAAACTCACTATTAGTGGAAACCAATTTATGTATGGAAGAGCTCTAGTCAGTTATTTGCCCAAATCTGAGGATTCTTATTTAGAGACAATGCCCACCGCGATGGTGAATACTTTTCTAGATGTGGCTAGAAAATCTGTACGACCTCATGCATATATAGATGCTTGTGCATCTAAAGGATGTGAAATGGTAGTTCCATTTTTCCATGATGCTAACTGGCTGAGATTAACGGGCAGTGCTGAATGGCGTCACATGGGAGAATTAAATTTGGATAGTCTTACCCAATTAAGACACGCTAATTCTACCTCGGGTGCTCTGACGATAGAAATATACGCGTGGATGGATGAACCACAATTGAGTGTGGCCACCCATCAAACACAAGCGGGATATGAAGGCAAAGGCGATGGCCTCATATCAAAACCGGCATCAGCCATAGCACAAGTGGCAGGTAAACTTAAAACTATCACTTGGTTGAAGCCGTACGCTACGGCAACCGAAACCGTAGCATCCAGCATTGGTAATATAGCTAGAGTGTTTGGCTTTTCGAGGCCAGCTATATTAGATAAACAAACAACTGCTACTCTGTTTACCACTGGTAGGATGGCAGTCACTGATGCTGATGAAGCTGTCCATAAAATGACAGTTGATTCGAAACAAGAATTGTCTGTCGACCCTCGCATTTTGGGATTGCCCCCGTGCGATGAGATGGCTATTAAATATGTTGCTAACAAGGAACAATTATATGCTAAGTTTACCTGGAATGAGGCAGATGCTACAGATACTGCCTTGTTCACAAGTAATGTGACACCACTCTTGGCTAGCAGACCAACAGATAGAACTCTATTTGTACCAGCTATTGGTCACCTGGCTATGCCATTTGTATATTGGAGAGGTACACTTATTTTTCGGTTTCAGGTCATTAAGTGTGCCTCCCATAGGGGACGTTTGCGTATAGTATATGATCCATACGCAGTTAGTAATACTCCTCCTTCTTTCAATGAAGTTTATTCTAGAACAGTTGACATTGCGGAGGAAACAGACTTTGAATTGGCTGTGCACTGGTCGCAGTCCCAGATGTTTAAAGCGCATCCTACTGGATTCTTACCATTAGATGCTGCACATTCTGGGAATGGTCAGACAGTAATTGCTAATGGTGACGCTTCCAATGGCCAGTTCAAAGTATTTGTACTGAATAATCTAACATCTCCAAATGAGTCTATAGCGGCCCCTGTGGAGATTGCGGTGTCAGTACGTGGAGGAGAGGATTTTGAAGTATCTAGTCCAACTGACTTTATTATAAGAAATTTTACTTATACTCCGAGCCCAACGTATGTTAATCAAGCTGGAGAAGACAATACGGAGGACACAGCCCTAGCTAATGATAGGGATATAGTACCAGAAAGTCCTGAGGAACTTGATCCTATAGGACTACACATTGAGGATGCGAATGTGTTTTTGGTTCATATGGGGGAACGGTATACCTCATTGAGAGCGTTAATGAAACGTTATTCAAGAGATATAACTTATAGGTTTACAGCACTAAACACTGATGAACCAACCCTAACACGCCTCAAGATGCCTATATTTCCACTGTATCCAGGATACAACAAATCTATGGCATTGGTTGAGGTGACAGCACCAGTTCAAGTGTTGGATAAAGAGTACAACCCTAATGGGTGGTCTTTCCTCACTTGGTTCACCCCTTGTTATGCCGCATGGAGAGGATCTATCAGATCCAAACACATGGTTTCACATACAGGGAAAGGTGGAGCGGCTCAAGGAGCAACCGTAAACGTACATAGAAATGGTTACGGTGAGCTTATAAGAGCCACCACTGCTACTCAGGCACTACAAGATGACCCTACTAATAGTCTTCTAAATATAGAGGCGAATAGGGACAATTTGTCTGGGGATGCTATTGAAAACACCAATATTTCACCTTGTACAGAAGTTGAAATGCCCATATACTCTAGGGAAAGATATGGGAATGCAAGATATGTAGACTCTTCTACATCTAATTTTGCTGCTGGTGATTACTTAACTAGAGGTATGCAAGCCATTATTAGTCACAGTAGCGACACGTGTTATGAAAGATACGTAGCCGCAGGTGAGGATTATGGTTGTTACTTCTATGTAGGACCTCCGTTGTTATATGATACTTTTTCGGAGAAACCTACTGGGTTAAGATATACCTAAATCTATGGGGGGATTCCATAGTTGGTAATTTATATTACCATAGTTCACTAACTTAGTTATCTAAGAGAGTTAAATGTTTTTACATCGTAAATACTAGTTAGTTGAACTAGTAGATCGATGGTTTTGATTTAATTCCCAATTTAATAAGCGTGAACTTGAATTTTAAGTTAGAGATTTGAGGGTTTTAAAGCCTTTTGTATTGCTCTAAC